AAGACGATCGGCGTGGTGATGAGCCGCGACCGCGTGCAGGAACTCAGCGGGCTCATCGGCGGCGGCACGCAGACCCAGGCGCTCATCGAGGGCCTCTACCGCATCACGGCGAAGCGCACCGATACGGGAGCGGAGATCTTCAACGACCTCTTCGAGCGCGTCCCGTTCGCGGACCCGCAGTCGACGAACATCGACGAGACGGTCAACGGCCTCTTCTCGACGGGCATCCGCCAGATGGGGCTGTTCCTGCACGACTCGAACGCATCCAACCTCGGGCTGAGCAGCAGCTACCGAGATCGGCAGTTGCTGTGGACCTCTTCCAATACCAACACCACCGCTCCGAACGACTACCTACAGGGCGAGTATATCAACAACCCGCCCGGATCTACCGCCTCTGGATATCTGCGGCGGATGTTCTTCCACAAGAGGCCGACCGACTACCGCTACAACCACTACAGGCAGGTGGAGTTCAAGGGTGCTGAAGACCTCGGCCCGGCCACCGGCACGCTCGGCAGCTTCCAGTACTTCCTCTTCGCTCGAGGTCAGGCCACGCAGTTCTCGCATGAAGGAATCGGTATGGCCGTCGCCTGCATCACGGACGGTAGTAACAACCAGATCGTGACCAACGTGCAGATCGGTCGGATGTACGGCCAGTACAACACGACTTTCGGAGTGTTCTCAAACACCATCGCCACCGAGATCCTCCAAGGATCGGGCGACCCCGTTCCCTCTGGGTGGGACATCCCCGGAGTGTGGAATGAGATGGCCCTCAAGGTCGAGCGGTACGACGAGGGCAGCGACCCGAACGCTCCCGCGTACATTACGGCCTACTGGAATGGCTCGCCGATTACCTTCTCGCAGCTCGGCAACGGAGTCACGCAAGACGGATCGGGAGTCATCACCTACCCGAGCGTGCCCGCGAATCAGTCGGAGGGAAGGACCGAGGGCTTCGGCTACTACCACATCCAAACCGTCGTGTGGAATGGCTCGGTTTGGTATCGGAGCTTCCCGCAGTTCCGCAACTGGGTAGACCTCGGTGCTACGCCGGACCCTGGCACGCCCGGCCCGGATCAAGGCGCGACGATCCCCGTGCTCGGCGAGGGGAGCCCCACGACCTACCTCAAGAACGTCGTGGACATCGACTGGCAGCTCGAGGTCGAGTTCCTCTACCCGCGCTACACCGCGAACTTCGAGAGCGGGCACCGCTACACCTCGCCGCAGTTCGGTCGCAAGCGCCGCGTGATCATGGCGCGTGCCGACAACATCGACAAGACGACCTACGACGCCCTGGTGGCGTTCTACAACGCCAGGAGCGGCGTGCAGGAGCCGTTCTACTTCAACTACCCGATCCCGGCGGCGATCAACACGAACGCGCTCGAGGAGATCGTGGTGTGCTTCACCTCGACGGGGCTCCAGGCGAAGCGCATGGCCGAGGGCGTCTACTCGGTCGAGCTTGAGATGGTGGAGGTCTTCGTCTAATGCCGCTGCCGCACTTCCCGCCGTCGATCCTCCAAGAGAAGAACCAGCTCGCGACGCTCGAGCGGTTCATCTGGCTCTATGACATCGCGGTCCCGAGCAGCCCGAGCACGACGGTCTATCGCCTGACGAAGCAGCCCGAGGCCATCGAGTTCGGAGGCTTCACCTACTCGCCGTTCCCGATCTCGCACAGCACCGTCACCCGCGACAACACCGGCGACCTGCCGACCACCTCCCTGACCGTCTCGAACATGACGCGGGAGATCATCGCGACGCTGGAGAACTACGACGGGCTCGTCGGCCAGCGAGTGCGGATCATGCTCACCCACTCGCTCCTCTTGGCCGGTGGTGGCATCGTTCTCGCCGAGGAGGACTTCGAGGTGATCAACTCATCCGCGACGGCGGACAGCGTCACCCTCCAGCTCGGCACGATGAACCTGTTCGACTCGCGGGTCCCCAAGAACCGAATGACCCGCTACCACTGCCGCCACCAGTACCAGAGCGCGGCTTGCGGCTACAGCCTGGACCCGGCCTCGCCGTCCTACCTCGCCACCTGCGACAAGTCGCTTTACGGCCTCAACGGCTGCGTGGTGCACGGCCAGAGCTACACCGATGCAGGGGAGACGCCGATTCACCCGGACCGTTTCGGCGGTTTCCCGGGCATCCCGATCCCGCTGACGGGGGGCGGCATTTGATGGTCGTCGAATACGAAGACCTGCTGGGCGTGCCCTACAAGCTGCACGGGGTACTCCCGGAGGGCCTCGACTGCTCGACGCTCTGGGAGGAGATTCAACGCCGCATGGGAAACACTCCTCCCCCCACCTCGCCGTTCCGATGCGCGGCATCTTCCGGCGAGTTCGGGGAGTTCGAGAACTACCTCGTGGAGACGGCGAGCCGCTTCGAGTGCCTCGGGTACTCCGTCGGCAAGGCGACGCGCTGCGGCGACTTCGTCCTCCTCAAGGGGGGCGCGTGCGGCGTTGGGCGCGGGCTCATCACGCTCGTCGATCCGTCCTCCGGTCTCTTCCTCTCCAGCCTTCCCCGTAATGGCGTGACTGCCCTGACCCGCGACAAGGTGTTGCGGGCCTGGGGGCGAGACGTCCTTGCCGCCTACCGCTTCCTCGAATGATGCTCGTCACCCGCGTCGTCACGCCGAACGTCTTCGAGCCCTTCGAGCGGCAGATTGAGACGGTCTACTTCAACCGAGAAGGGCCGGTCGCGCTGCGTGACGTGCTCCCGGAGTTCTGGGATGCGCCGCTCGAGGAGACCATCGCCTTCGTCAACGGCAGCCGCGAGGATTCTTGGGACCGCGAAGTCGCCGACTGCGATGTGGTCCATCTGATCGCCAATGTAGCGGACCCGGTGAGCATCGTCTTGGTCATCGTCGCCGTAGTCGCTGCTGCTGCGGCGATTATCGCGATCAACAACCTCCCGGAGACGCCGCCTGCACCGAACCCGGACGGCAGCTCGACCTACGGCTACTACGGGTTCCAGAACGCCTTCCGCGCCGAGGGCGATCCGCTTCCTATCGTCTACGGCAAGATGCGGATGGCTCCTCCGGTGATCAACCAGATCATCGTAAGCGTCGGTGCTGACCGCTTTCTCGGCGTGGCACGCCGCGAGGCGATGAACCTGCTCTTCGCGATCAGCGAGGGTCCGATCAACGGCCTGGGCCGCTTCATCGGTCAGGTGGAAACGGACGCGGATCTGCTGACGCTGACCGCGCTGAACGGGAGCAAGAAGAAGGGCACCGGGCTCGAGATCAACGGCATCAGCGCCCAGAACTTCGTCGGCGACATCGGCTGGCGCACGGGCACGCTCAACCAGAACGCAGTGAGCGGCACGCTCGGGTTCGCTGGGCTCAACGAGGTCGCCGCTACTTACGCGCTCGACGTCACGCCGCCTAACGGCACCGAGGGGCTGACCGAGTCGAACTACCCCACCGGCGCTTATCCGCCCGGCGACCCCAACCTCATCGACCAGCCCGACGAAGCGGAGTACGTTTCCCAGAACATCCTCGTCAGGGCCGACAAGGCGATCGTCCAGATCGACTTCAAGCGGGGACTCTGGAAGCAGAACACGAGCACGGGCAACCTCGACGCTCGGAGCAACACCATCCGCATCCAGTACCGCGAGACGGACTCCGCTGGAATCGGCCTCGGTGACTACGTTCTCCTGCCCGAGTACCGCATCACTGGTAGTAGCAACGCCCCTCTGAGCACCGACATCCCGGTCAGCTTCGTCGATCCGGGCGACTATGCTCCCTCGACTAGCCGGAACAGCTCGTTCTTCAGCTCCTCGCTCGGCTATCACCTGTTCAACACGAACAGCTCCGGACACACAAGGATCACGCCGACGATCGGCGGCGCTCTCAATCCGAAGTTCTCGATCGGGACGTGGATTCGCCCTCGCAGTTGGGCGAACGGGGATGGCTACTCGAAGTGGATCTGGTTCGCCAGCACGGCGGGCGCGACGTATGGATCGGCAACGTCCTCGGGCTACCTCAGCGGCATCCGCCCGGCGAGTGGCACCACGCTAGGCGGGAGCGGCTGGTCGCTTCGCATCACCAAGAACTTCTGGGGCGAGCTCGGCGAACCGACGACCGCCGTCTTCGCAGTCCTGGAATCATGGCGTGCCGGTGATCTAGTGACCCCGGGCGGCGGTGGGATCACCCAGCACTACGCCAAGATCGGCGACATCGCGGACTTCCCTACCAGCGGGCTGATCTCGAATCAGTGGTTCCACATCGCCGCGCGCTACGACGGCGATCTGACCAACGGGGCTCGAGTCGTGTTCACCGTGAACGGAGTCAGCCACTTCGTCGCGGAGACTCGCACGGAGAACGGAGGCAGCATTACCCTCCAATGGCCGAACGGCGGCGACTGGTACATCGGGGCGCTCGACGGCAAGACGACCGCATTCGATAGCGAACAAACGCTCTGCAACCTGAGCGAGCTGTTCATCTACGACGGCCTGATCTCCGACGACGACCTGGCCGAAGTCGGCGGGCCTTATGTCGGCGTGGATGAGCTTGGGAACAAGGTTGTCGGGCTGTCGGAGGTCTTGCTCGGCGACCCCCAGCTCAAGCTCGCGCTGCCGATGAACAGCCGGTACTCGATCTCGGGTCCGACCTACCTCACCGAGAACATCGTCTACGACACCGAGCAGGGTGCCGACTACGGCGACTTCACGCTTACGAGCACGGCGATCCTGCCGACGCCCAAGCAGGACGGCCCGATCTGGGACTCGTCTGCCGCCACTCCCAAGCTGTCGTACTGGCTGGTGGAGGTCTACGTCGGTGAGCAGATCAACGAGAGCAACGAGAACAACGAGGCGACGGTATCCAGCATCGTCGCGCTGACCGACCAGACCTACACCTATCCCGGCACCGCTGTCGCATCGGTCAGCATCCAGGCCGACGATCAGGTCAACAACCAGCAGCCCGGCGTGACCTTCCTCGTCGAGGGCAAGCTGGTGAAGACCTGGGACGGCACACTCGACCCTGACGGCAAGCCGGTCTACGCGACCGAGTGGACGCGGAACCCTGCGTGGATTGCGGCTGACCTTCTGACGAGCAAGGTCTACGGCCTCGGCAACGACGTGCCGGGTAGCGACGCCGATGAGTCGATCGACTGGCCCTCGTTCCTCGAGTGGGCGCGATTCTGCGACGAGGGCACGGCGGACGCGTTCGGCGAGGTCAACATCTTCGGCCTCGCGCACAACGCGGCGAACGACTACATCGAGCTCTACGTGGGGCTCCGCACCACCGCCGGGGCGGCTGCGGAGACGATCCCCGAGTCTTGGCGTCCTTACGACTTCAGCACCAGCCAGTCGCAGTCGTTCGTCAGCATCACCGGGGTCACGGCGGGCGGACTGTCCGAGGACTGGATCACGGCGAACGACAGCGCGACGGGGTTGAACGAGGCGAGCAACCAGCTCGGAATCCTGTCCTTCGAGCAGTTCAACAACCCCTCCGGCTTCCACGGCTACGAGGACTACACCCGCATCCTCGTCTTCTGGAACCGCGACGAGTACCCGATTGCGGGCACCTTCGCGCTCTACGCCGACGACCTCGGGCTCTCCACGCTTGCGACCGTGTCGGGGTATGAGCCCCGCTGCCGCTTTGATGGCGTGTTCGACCAGAAGGACCAGAGCGGATGGGAGGCGGTCCTCCAGATCTTCCAGGCTGGCCGAGCGATGCCGGTCAAGGCTGGGCGCAAGGTCTACGCCGTCGTGGACAAACCGCGCCCCGTCGTCGCCGTCTTCAACCAGGGCAACGTCGTCACGGACTCGCTCGAGATCACCTATCGCGGCCCGTTCGCCACGCCGAACAGCCTCGAGGGCGACATCCTCGATGAGCTGTCGAACTACCAGCGCCGCACGATCCTCGTCGATCACCCGTCGATTCAGGACGCTACGCAGTTCGACTCGTTCAGGAAGGAGCGCGTCGAACTTCGAGGCGTCACGCGCGTCAGCCAGGCTATCCGTGACTGCACCTACCGACTGAACCGCTACTACCTTGTGCGGCGCTCGGTAACGTTCGAGGTCGGCCCCGACGCGGTGAACCTCCTCCCCGGAGACCGCTTCCGGCTCGCGCACGATGTACCGCAGTACGGCTTCTCGGGTCGTCTGCGCGACGACGCGACGGTCTACAACTTCTTCCCGCGCTCCGGGTCCCTCTACTCGTCCTGGGACAAGCAGGGGGGTCCGTGCGCGATCAGCGCAGCCGCGCTAATCTTCGAGGATGCCGTCACCTCCACGCCGATCAACTCCTCGGTGAAGGTGTCGGAGTTCGTGGCGCTCCCTGCGGCCCCTGGAGGTGCGGGGCCGGCCTCGATTCAAGGGCTGTCGGGTTCTGACCTCTCGAACGCCGCGACGCCTTTCTGGGCTACGCAGCACATCACCACGGCGAACACGC